GTGACGAACCCCGCCCCTGACCGCACGTACGATCCGCAGCTGCTGATGGCGCTCGACCCGCGCGACGTGGAATTCGCCCGGACGTTCGTGCGGACGCTCCTGCGAGATCTGCCCGAGGTGCAGAGCGGGGGCGTCCCACTCGGCGCCGGGCAACCCACCATGCCGGACGCGGACGTCTGGCCGGAATTCAGCCGCACCGACCTCCAGCTGAACGCCGCGCTGGAACTGGACGCCGTGCTGGACACCAGCCCCCAGCCGCCCGTGAAGTTCTATCGGCCACACGTGACCGCCGCGCGCCTGTACCTGGGTGACCCACTCCTGTGGCGGAGCCGCGCGGTGGGTGGCAGCAGCGAGAGCCGACGCGACAGCGGGGAGATCGTCAGCGCGTGGCTCGCTCAGGGCCGCGCGCTCGACGCGCAGATCCCGGAGACCGTCACGCTCCCCCCGTTCGACGTGCCGGACGTCACTACCGACACCGCCCCGCGCGGGCCGCGCCTGACGAGCACGGTCGTGGAGACCGGGGGCGGCGGCTGGTGAGCGGCGTCCTGAACGGCATGCGTCGCCAGCTGGAAGAACTCCAGAAGCCCCGTACCCTGCACGAACTGCACAACCGGGCCGGACGGGTCGCCAGTGACCTCGTGCGGGACGGATTCAAGCAGGCCCGCAGCCCTGAAGGGAAACCCTGGGAGCCAACTACCCGGCGGAACCCCATCCTGGTGGACACCAAGGCTCTCCGGGACGGCATCCGGTGGAAGGCCGACAGCCGCGGCCTCGTGATTCAGACCACGGGACGCGCCAACCGGTACGCGGACTTCCACATGACTGGCACGCGGGGCCGCACCCGCGCGCTGGACAAGCAGGGCCGATTCCGCAGTGACCGCAGCACGAACCGCCTGAAACGCAGTGCCCGCATCAGGTACGTGCGCGGCCTGCCTGCCCGGCCGTTCCTGCCCACGGGCACCACCATCCCCCGCACGTGGGAGCCTCAGCTGCGCCGGGCGTTCGAGGGGTACCTCGCTGAACGCTTCGGGAGCCGCTGATGGAATCACTCGCGCAGCAGGTGCAGAACGCCCTCGCCCCGTACAAGATCCGCGTGTACCTGGGTGAGGAATGGCTGAGCCGCACGCCTGAACTCCCCCACCTGATCGTCCTGCCCGGCGGCGGCACGTACACGCCGCCGGACGGCCGCACCAGGGACGCACTGGCCGGGGTGCAGCAACGCACCAACCTCCTGGCGCGTGCTGTGACCTTCGAGCAGGCCACGCTGCTCGCCGAAGTCGCGTATGCCGCTGCCGCCCCCGGACGCGGGGCGGAGCTGGATCTCGGCACCGAACTCTGGGGCGACAACGTGATCCGCACGGCCACCCTGACCATCACCCTGCCCGCCGTGCTGACCCGCTCGGACGTCACCCGCGTCCGCATCGAGCAGGTGCTCGCCCACCACCGCTACCTCACGCCCCCACAGGAGGCCCCTGATGAGCAAACCGACCAAAGCTACACCGCCACCTTCGAGTGACCCGCCCGACACCAGCACCTACCAGCCCTTCGAGGTGCACGCCGCTGCCGCCGGGACGCCCGCGCACCTGCTGGCCGCGACCCGCGTGCACGCCGCGTGGCTCCCCGGGCAGGAAATGAGCCGCCAGCAGTATGACGACGCCGTGGCCGCCGCCACCGGGAGCGTGATGAAGTGACCGAAGCACCCACCGTGAACATCCAGTTCGAGGACGGCAACCTCGGGCTGACCACGCCCAGCGGCAGCCGCGTGCACGCCAAGATCGGCGTCGCCACCAGCGGCGCGGCGGGCGTCCCCACCCGCGTGTCCCGCCTCGCGGACGTTGCCGCTGCGTTCGGGAGCGGCCCGCTCGCCAGTGCCCTGGCCGTGGGCCTGATCGAGAGCAAGCCCCTGATCGGCATTCGCGTGCCTACCAGCGTCGCGGGCGTCGTCAGCGCCGTCGCCAAGGCGGGTGCGGGCACCAGCGTCGCCACCGTGACCGGCAGCCCTGCGGACGCCGCCGACGTGCTGATCACCATCACCCGGGACGCCGCCGCCCTGGCCGACGCCACGGCCGCCGCGCAGATCCGCGTGAACGGCGTGGATCTCGGCGAGCGGGCCATGCCCATCAGCGGCGCGCTCCCCATCCCCGGCACGGGCCTGACCGCCACGTTCGCCGCCGGGACGTTCGTGACCGGCACGACCTACGCATTCACCGCCAGCGCCCCGACCGCCACCCTGGCGGACATCACGACCGCGCTGCAGGCGTTCCTGGACTCCCGCACGCCCTGCCGGTTCATCCACATCGTCGGCCCCGCCACCCCGGCACTGGCTGCCGCCGTGGGCGCCCTGCTGGACACCGCCGAGAGCGCCGCGAACTACACGCACGCGGTCCTCGAAGCGCGCCCCCGGAACGCGGGGGAGACCGTGGCGGCCTACGACGCGGCCCTGACCGCCGAGTGGGCGAACATCGCCAGCGAGCGCGTCAGCGTCGCCAAGGAAGGGGGGTACGTGTACAACCCCCTGACCCAGCGCAGCGAGCTGCGCAGCGCCGCGTGGCCCGCCACGATGCGCCGCACCATCCGCCCCGTGGGCGAGGACGCCAGCCGCGTCCGCACCGGCGCCCTGAGCGGCATGGAGAGCGTCACGGTGGACGGCGCGAAGACCAGCACCCCGGGCCGGTTCATCACCCTGATGACCCTCGACGGCCGCGAGGGCGCGTACGTCGCCGCGTGGCCCACCCTCGCCCCGCAGGGCAGCGACTACGACCTGGTGCAGCAGCGCGAAGTGATCGACGAGGCCGCGCGCGCTGCGCGCGCCGCCGCCCTGGACTACCTGGGTGACGACGTGCCGGTGGACACCACCACGGGCCGCATCCTCGAAACCGAGGCGCTCAGCATGGAGGCGTTCATTTCCGGACGGGTCAGTGCGCAGCTGGGCACGAACGCCAGCGGCGTGCGCGTCAGCGTGGACCGCGAGGGGAACATCCTCAGCACGCGCCGCATCGAATTCGAAGTGGGCGTCATCCCGCTGGGGTACATGCGGGAGATCACGGTACGCGTCGGGTTCGTGAACCCCGCGCTGGCCGCCGTGGCTGCCGCCGCGCCCGCCCCCGCCGCAGGAGGTAACGCCTAATGGCTGAATTCCGGGAAGAGAACGTCACGCACGCCCAGACCACCCTCAAAGTGGACGGGAAGGAATACAACTGCAAGGCCCGCAACTACGGCGACAGCTTGGAAATCGGTGAAGTCGAAGGGGCCAGCCAGATGGCCACCGGCCGCACACCCGGCCTGTACAAGACCGATGACAGCGAAGTCGAGCTGTACGCCGAGGACTTCGCCGAGCTCATCGAGAACATGGGCAGCGAGTTCTACACCAAGACCTTCGAGGTGACGAACGCGTACACCAAGCTCGGGGACAGCAAACTCACGGTCGACACGCTCGTGAAGTGCCGCTTCACGAAGCGCAGCGCGAGCGACCAGGCCGGGGCGGACGCCCTGACCCGCACGGTGGGCATCAAACCGCTGTACATCAAGTGGAACGGCAAGGACCCGCTGAAGACCATGCCCAAAGGGCTCCAGTAGCAGTACCCCTAAACGCGCCGGGCGCTGGCAGCAGCCCCGGCCCAGACCCCCTTTTGAATCCCAGCCCCGGAGGCACCCACCATGGAACAGACCGAACAGCGCATCGCCGGACTCACGAAGGCCGAATTCACCGAACTGAACGCACAGCACGCCGGGCGGCTGAAGATCGCCAGTGTCACCCTGCCCAGTGGGGAGGACTTCGACGCGATTCTCCGCCCCATGAGCCGACTGGAGTACGACAAGTTCCAGCAGGATCTCATCAAGGCCCGCCAGCGTGGGGACAGCCTCTTGGTTCCCCAAGCAAACGCCGTGCGCGCGAGCCTGCTCGCCCCCAGTCGCGACCACTACGATGCGGAAATCGAACGCACCCCCGCCCTGATCGAGCACCTCGCTGAACAGCTGACCCTGCTGGCGGGAGCGGATCTGCAGGTGCGCGAGAAGGCGTTTCTCTGACGACTGGCGGGAACTGGAGCGGCAGGTCACACGCCGCCGCATTGACCAGCTGGCGGACTGCCTGCTGGCCTTCCAGTTCTGCGAGCGCGACGAGGACGGTCTGCCGAGTGACCGCGCGCGCCTGGGCGCGATGTGGCACGCGCGGCAGGGCGTGATGAGCGGTGACCTGATGGAACTCATCGCGCGGCTCGCTGCGAGGAGGTGACGTATGGCGAATGGAGTGAAGTGGGCGTTCGAACTCGTGGACCGGGTGACGGCCCGCGCCCGGAACATCGACGGGATGCTGGCGCGCGTGGAACGCACCGTGCAGCGCGTGGACCGCGCCACGCACCGCCTCAGCGGCGGCGGGTTCGGCGGGCTGGCGAAACAGGGCGAGGCGAGTGCCAAGCGCGTCGAGAAGGCCTGGGCGAGCGTGCACACCCGCATCAACGGCATGGGCAGCGGGCTGCAGAACCTTCAGAACATGTTCTGGAACCTCAGCTTCGCCGCCGCGCCCCTGATCGGCGCGGGCATGCTGGGCAAGGCCGTGATCGACGGTGCAGGCGCACGCGAAGGCAGCCTGATGAGCCTGAGCACGCTGCTGAAGACCAACGATCAGGAGCGGATTCGGGCGTCCGCCGGGTGGATCGACCAGTTCGCGGACGTCACCCCCTTCGAAGACGCGGGGGTCATGAAGAGCGTCCGTCAGCTGCTCGCCGCTCAGTTCAGCTTCGACCAGGTCAAGGGCCTCGCGCGCATCACGGGGGACGCCGCGAGCGCACTGGGCGATAACCCCGCCGACTCGCAGTTCAAGTGGGAGATCATCAACCGCGCCCTCGGGCAGATCAAGGCGAAAAACCGCCTTCAGGGCGACGAACTCCTGCAACTCAACGAAGCGGGCATCGGAACCGACAAGTACCTGAAGGCCGCGTTCGGCCCGAACTACCGCAAGCTCCAGGAAGCGGGCCGCATCCCGGCCGCCGCCGCCATCAAGGCCATCAGCGAGGGCCTCGATAAGGACTTCGGTGGGGCCATGGCCCGGCAGAGCAAGACGCTGTTCGGTCTGACGAGCACCCTGAAGAGCCGCCCGCAGCGGCTGTTCGGGAAGCTCTTCGACGCGGGTGGCCTGGGGGACGCGAAGCGGTTCTTCACGAACCTCGTGGACCTGACGGACTTCAACAAGAACCCCGGGAAGCGCGCCATGGTGCGGCTCGTCGCCAGCGGCAAGAAGCTCACGCGGGCGCTGTTCGGACCCCTGGCGGACGCCACGGAAGGGGAACGCGGCGCGCAGCTGATCGACGACCTGCTGGACCGACTGGACCGCTTCAGCGGCTGGTGGGAGGAACACGGCCCGCGCATCGCGCGCGAGGCCAAGGGCTTCGGGGACGGCATGAAGAGCGCGGCGGACGGGGCGTACACCCTGATCAAACCGCTCGTGTGGCTCGCCGGGCTCGCCGACAGGGCAGCGGGCGGTGACGGGGAGGGCATGCTGGGCAAGATCCTGGGCTTCGGCGTGGGCGCGGCCATCCTGGGCCGCATCGCGAACTTCCTGTCCTTCGGCACCCTCGGCAAGCTGGGCGGGAAGGCGGGCACCATGCTGCTGGGCGGCCTGAAATCCCGGTGGGTGCAGCTGAGCAACAGCGTCCTCACCCGTGGCCTGCTGGGGCAGATGCTCACCAACCCGGCCGGGAAGCTCGCGGGCCTACGCGCCGGTCTCGCGGCGCTGGGCGGGCAGGGCGGCCTGGGCGCGCTGGTCAGCACCGGCATCCGCGCCGTGCCCGTCGTCGGGTGGATCATCGCCGGACTCGTCGCCCTGAAACAGGTCGGTGACGCGGCGTACGCGCGGTGGCAGGGCTTCGCGCGCCTCATGGACAACCTCGCGGGCAGCACCCTCGGGAAACTGTTCCTGGAGACGCCCGAGACCGCGACGGGCTTCAACCGCGTCCTGCACTTCGACCTCGCCCGCTGGATTCAGGGGCAGCCGCAGGCCTGGGAGGGCGCGAACAAGGGCTTCCTGACCGGCGTGAACGACATGGCCGCCCGGCTGGGCGTGAAGGGCGAGGACATCCTGAAGGTCATGAACCTCGAAAGCGGACTGGACCCCAAGGCGAAGAACTGGCAGAGCGGCGCCACCGGACTGATCCAGTTCCTGCCCAGCACCGCGAAGGAACTGGGCACCACGGTCGAGGCCCTGCGCGGCATGACGCGCGAGCAGCAGCTGCCGTACGTCGAGAAGTACCTGCGCATGCACGGCGTCAAGGCCGGAATGGGCCTGGAACAGCTGTACATGAGCGTCCTGCGCGGCAACCCCGGCACCGGGGAACTGTGGCGCTCGGGTAGCATCCAGTACAGCCAGAACTCAGGGCTGGACACCAACAAGGACGGCATCATCACGAGCACGGAGGCCACCGGGAAGGTGGAGGCCGCGTGGCAACGGGACGCCGGACGCATCCAGCAGACGCTGAACATCACGATCAGCGGTGACACGACGCCTGAGCAGATCCAGGCGGTGCAGGACGCCGTGCGGCGCGGCACGCTCGACGCGCACACGCAGCTGGGTCTCGAAGGGGGGTGGGCGGCACCATGACCAGTCCGATGCGCGGCCACGCCGCCCACGACACGTTCACACTGCTGGACGGCAGCAAGGAATGGAAGCTCCCGGGCACCGCGCGGGTCACGGCCAGCCTCTCGGCGAACACCGACGAGGCCAGTGTGCCCGGCGGGACCGACGAGGTCAGTCAGTTGCAGGAGGCCAGCGGTACCGTGCGCGTCACCCTCACCATGACCACGCACGAGGAGTGGACCCAGTACCGCCACGTGCTGGGCCGCCTCCGCCGCGGCACGGGCGACGGCCCGGCAGTGTTCACCTGCGCCCACCCGGAGGTCCGCACCCGGGGCATCAAGCGCCTGTACTTCCAGGAAGAGCAGGCAGACCCCTACAGCGCCCGCGCCGGGTACACCGTCACCCTGACCTTCAAGGAGAAGATCAAGAAACCCCAGGCGGTAGCGAACACCGACGACGGTACGGCGTACGACTACCTCGTGCCGCCCCCCGCCGGGGACGCGCCCGCCACCACGAAGGAAGGCGCAGCCATGGCCAGCGCCGCCGCGACCGCCCTGGTCAGCACCCCGAAGAGCGCCGGGAACGGGAAAACGACAGCAGACGCGGGGTACTGCAGCGCCTGGACGCGTGCCGTGTGGCAGGACACGCACGGCGGCGACCGCACACTCTTCGGGGGCAGCGCCGTCGAGACCGAAGGGCGCTTCAGGAAGGCCGGGCAGTACATCCCGTGGACGCTCCAGGCGCAGAAGAACCTCCAGGCGGGTGACCTCGTGTTCTACGGCAACGACCCGAGTGGCTTCGGACACGTCGGTGTGTACGACGGGAAGGGCGGCGTGATGGGCAACAACCTGGTCTCGTATAAGGACCGTGGCGGCCTGTTCGACGGGGCCGGGCGACCCACGGGCTACGACGCGCAGGGCCGCAAGGTCGACGCACGCGGCACCGTCCCCATCGGCAGCCTTGGCACGCCCACCGGGATCGGGAAGCCCACCAAGGTCAGCGCGGCCACGCCCGTCGTTCAGGGTCCAGCCGCGCCACTGCCACCAGGGCGGCCCAGCGCGACCGTGCCCGGGCCGCGTTAATCGATGCCCGGCGCGTTCAGCCAGCGCACCTGCTCCGGGAGGCGCTGACGGACGTACTCGGCACTGTCCACCCGGACGTCCGCCTTACCGTTCGCACGTTCCGTCTTCAGGATCAGCGCGCCCTGGTACGGTCCGTCCGTGACCCGCCACAGGACCGCGCCGGACTCCGCGCGGCTGAGCGTGATCAGCCCCCCAGGCACCGTCTGCGTGTACGGCGCCTCGGCGCCACGCAACTGCACGCTGTACGCCTCCGGGGTGCTCTCCACCTGAAACACGGTGGCGGACTGCGCGGGCACGCTCGCCAGCCGTTCGTACTCGCTGACCACGACACCCTGCGTTTCCTGCTGGGCGCTGGGGGTCTCCACGCGGATCAGATCCAGCAGCGGCGGACTCTCCGTGTACGTCGAGCGGGGCTCGGCATCCCGGCCGCCGAGGCCCCGGACCAGCAGCGCGAGCAGCAGCACGGGGATCAGGACGAGGGCCACCCGGCGATCTTTCATCCCCCACACGTACCACAAGAGGAGGTGCCCGCGTGGCTTACCTGACGATGGACCAAACGCCGGTCAGTACCGGCACCGTCACGCTGCCCCAGACCGGGCGGCTCGTCGCTGACCTGCATCTCGCGGCGACGAGCGCGCCGCCTGGGCGAGACACGCCGGTCACGTTGACCTTCCAGGGCGGGCAGGCGTACCGCTGCGCCGTGGAGCGTGCCAACCCGCAGGGTGGGTTCCACATGGTGCGCCTGGTGGGTGGCACGGGAGGCCTGAGTAAGGACATCCCCGAGAAGTTCTATGCGGGGGTGGAGAAGAAGCAGGTGCTGCTGGACATCCTGAGCGAGTGCGGGGAGACCGCGGGCGACGTGCAGCTGCCCGGCACACTGCCCTACTGGGTGCGTCCGGCGGGACCGGCGCACGAGGCGCTGCGGGCCCTGATGGCGCAGACGCCGGAGCGGGTGTGGCGGATGCAACCGGATGGGCGCGTGTGGGTGGGTGTGGACCGCTGGCCGGATCACGCGCGGCCCGCGCAGGTGGACACGGAGGACGCTGCGCGCGGGGTGTTCCTGTGCCTCCCGGACCCGGCTCTCACGCCTGGCGTGCGGGTCAACCTGCGGCGGGGTGAGCAGGAGATCGTGAAGCGCGCGACGCGCGTGGTGCACCAGCTGCGCGGCGGCGGGAACATCCGCGTGGAGGTGCACACGGGCGACGGGGTGGATCAGGGCCCGGCAGGCTTCGACCGGGCGGTGCGGCAGGCCATGCGGCACACCGATTACCACGCGCTGCTGCCCGGGACACTCCTGCGGGATCACGGGGACCACACCTGCGACGTGCAGGTACTGGCCGCCGGGTGGCCACAGCTCGTGCGCGTGCCCCTGCTGGTGCGCCTGCCTGGCGTGCGGGTGAAGGTGAAGGCCGGGGCCCCCGTGCTGCTCAGCTTCGAACAGGGCGACCCGAGCCGCCCGCTGATCGAATGCCGCCAGGGCGCCACGCTCGAACGCGTGGAGGTCCTGACCGGCAAGGGGCAGAGCCTGATCCTCGACGACGACCGGGGGCAGGTGAGCCCCGAGGACACCCTGTACCTGAAGCCGTTCGTGCGCGTCACGGACAAGGCCGGGCAGCAGGTCGAACTCTGGGCTGAACCCGGCAAGGAACGCATCACGGTGACGGACAAGGCCGGGCAGCTCCTGGAACTGCGCGCGCAGCCGGGACAGGAGGCCGTGAAGGTCACGCACGTCAGCGGCAGCACCCTGCACATGCTCACCAATGGCGACGTGCACGTGCTGTCCACCGGGGAGTTGCACGTGGGCGGCGTGGGCGGCCCGCTGGCCGCGCGCCTGGGCGACGAGGTGACCGTGACCGGTCAGGACAGCCGGGGGGACACGTTCACCGCCACCGGCACCATCACGGGCAGCAGCTCGAAAGTGAGGATCACGTGACTGATTTTGGAACCGATCTGAGCGCCCGCCCCATCCAGGCGGGTGCTCTGCTGTCCGGGCCGGGCAACCTGCTCGAAGCGCTCCAGCGGCGCATGGCCACCCCGAAGGGCGCGCTGTTCTACGACCCCGGCTACGGCAGCAGCCTGCCGGACTGGCTGGGCGAGGGCATCACCGACGACGGGCAGGGAATCGCCGTGACCTGCGAGGTGGACCTCGAAGAGGACCCGCGCGTGCTCAGCGCGACGTGCGAGGTGGAACACGTCACCCTGCGGGGCGTGACCCTGGCCGCGACCGTGGAGACGGCGCGCGGCCCGTTCCCTCTGATCATCGACGCGCAGTTTGCAGCGGGCGCCGTGTACCCGACCGTGGAGGTGAGTGCCCGTGGCGTTGGCTGACCTGATCCGCGCCCGGTCCCGGCAGGAGGTCGCGGCCCGCATGCTGACCGCGCTGGGCCGCGCTGACCTGGCGGGGCTGCCCGTCACGGACTGGCACAGCGGCGGCGTCACGCGGACCCTGGTGGAGATCAGCGCCGAGGCCATCGCGGACGCCGAGCGGACCGTCGCGGCCCTGGGGGAGGGCGGGTACCTGCCCAGCGCGCAGGGCGAGTGGCTGGACGCGCTGCTGGTCAGTCAGTACGACCTCGTGCGGCAGGACACCACCTTCGCGCAGGGCATGGTGCTGCTGATGTGCGCGCCCGGCAGCGGCCCGTACACCATCCCCGCCGGTCAATGGGTGGAAGCCCTGAACGGCGAGCGGTTCGTGACCGACGCGGGCGGACAGCTGGTTCCCGGCGGCACCCTGATCGTCCCGGTGCGCGCCGAACGCCCGGGGAGCGCCGCGAACGTCCCCGTGGGGACCATCACGCGTCTGCTGACGCCCCTGCCGGGCGTGTCGGTCACGAACACCGCGAACTGGCTGACTGCGGCTGGCGCAGACCGGGAGAGCGACGAGGCGTACCGGACGCGCGCCCGCCTCCAGTGGCCCAGCCTGGGCGGCGGCATGACCCGCGCCGCGTACGAGTACGCGGCCCTGACCGCGCACCCGGCCGTGCAGCAGGCACTGATCCTCGACGAGCACCCGCGCGGGCAGGGCACGGTGGACGTCGTGCTCTGGGGCGCGGGCGGGATCGGCGGGGACGTCGTGACCGCCGTGAACACCGCCGTGCAGGCCCGCCGCCCCCTCACGGCGGACGTCCTGGTGTACAGCGCACTGGAACGGAACGTGCCGGTCACGCTGAACGTGTACGCGCCGCTCATCCCGGAAGCCGGACGAGCCCTGGTGGCCGGGCAGATCAGCAGCGCCCTCGCGGAACTGCAGCGCCTCACGCCCATCGGGGGGCGCCTGTACCGCAGTCAGCTGATCGAGGCGGGCAGTGGTCCGGCGGGCGTGCTGGACGTCCGGCTGCCGGACACCCTGCCGGACATCGTGCTGGGCGCGATTGAAGGCCTGACGCTCACGCCGACGATCACGTGGCGGGACACGCCATGACGACGTACCAGGCGTACGCGCAGAGCCTCGCGCCCGTCTGGCTGCAGGGCGGCCCGTGGCCGGAAGAGATCGCCGCGCGGGCCGCGCCGCTCGATGACCTGATCCTCCGGACGCGCACGCTCCTGCTGGCCCGACTGATCGACTCGGCACCCGAGGACGCCCTGCAGTTGATCGGGGAGGAACGCGGCCTGCGCCGCTACCCCGGCGAGCCGGTGGACACCTACCGGCGGCGCGTTCGGGGCGCGTGGATGTTCTGGCGACTGGCGGGCACCCTGCCGGGCCTGATCCGGGCTCTGGCGGACGCCGGGTATCAGGCCGTGGTCACGGAACACATCCACGACCCGGACCCCGATCGCTGGGCGGAATTCAGTGTGGCGGTCTCCCCGTTGCACCCACTGCCGACCCGCAACTTCTGGGACGCGCAGACCACGTGGGGACAACCCGGAGCGACCTGGGGGATCGACCCGAACGCCGTCCCCACGCAGTGGCTGCCCGCCCTGATCCGCGAGGTGAAGCCCGCGCACGCGCGCCTGCGCCGCCTCACCTACTACCCCCGTGGCCGCTTCTGGGGGTCCGACACCGAGTGGGGCGACGGGCGCGACCCCAACCCGCCCGCGCAGCCCGGCTGGGGCGTGTGGACCGGGTACCAGACCATCACGCCTGCCGGGGACCGCACGGACAGCGGCGCGGCGTGGGGTGAGAGCGACGCCGAAATCATCTACCAACTGGAGGACTGACCCATGCCCAGAACCGTGAAAGGCAAGCCCGCATTCGTCGATCAGATCACCGTGCCCCGCGACGGGGAAGCCATCGACGCCGGGGACGTGAATGCCCCCATGACCGAACTGCTCGGCAACGACCTGCACCTGTTCGGGCTCGTGTCGGACCTCACGCAGCAGGTGGCGGCCCTGAAGGCCGCCGCCGGGGGCTTCGTGCTCATCGCCCCGGCGGCCGTGACCGTCGAACCCGGACAGACGTACACCTACCCCGGCGGCATCCGCGTGGGCCGCCAGCCCGGATACGTGGGCGCCATCGACCTCGACACGCTGGACCTCCCGGCAGGCGTCACTGCCACGTACACCGACCCCGTCGCCGGGGACAACGCCGACCTGACCCTGACGGTCTCCGAGGCGGCCGTGGCGGGCCTGTACAACGTGACCATCCAGGGCACCGGCCCCGACGGGAAAACCGCGCGGGCACTCCTGCCGGTCACCGTGACCGCCCAGACGCAGCAGTCGACCTTCCAGATCAGCGTGCCGGGCACGAGCGGATTCATCGAGCGGGCCAACGCGGAGACCACGCAGACGTGGACCATCGGGGTGGCCCGCAGCGGTCAATTCGCGGACCCCATCACGTTCGCGCTCGTCACGCCCCCGGCAGGCATTACCGCCGCGTGGGAAACGAACCCCGTGACCAGCAGCGCCGCCAGCCAGCCCATCGCCACCCGCCTGACCGTCACCGCCGCGGCCAGCGTCCCGGCAGGCACGTACAACCTCTCCGTGCGCGCGACGGGCGGCGGCGTGGTCCGCACGCTCGGCCTGGCCCTGACGATCACGGCCGCCCCCGTGCCAACCAACCCGGACTACACGCTGGACATCGTGTACGACGCCGGGAACTACAACACCACCAACGGCGCCACGGTGTACATCAACCGCAGCGGCGGGTACACGGGACCCGTGACCCTCACCTGGGCGGGCCGCGAGGACGGCACGGAACCCACCGTGCTGATCAACGGACAGCCGAACAGCGCGACCGTGCAGGGCAACACCGCGCGGGTCACGGCCAACGGCACCGCCGTCGGCTGGACGAACAGCGGCATCGCGAACCTCCCGAACTCGTACCCGCTGAGCGCCACGAACGGCCAGCTGATCGGGCAGGGCGTGGACGTTGAAGGCCGCAACATCTTCCGCCACGCGGGCCTGATCCTGCGCTGGGGCAACCGGAGCTACTGATGCCTGACCTGATCCAGATCCCGAAGCCTGAACTGGGCCGCCCGAACGACAGCCGCCTCACGCAGGCGTACCTCGACGCCCGCCCGGAACTGAAGGGCCTGACGCCGTTCAACCCCGCCACGGACTTCGACCTGGTCGACATGATCAACGACCGGCTGGGGCAGCTGCACGCGCTGGTCCAGTACGCCGACGCGGACCTGTACGGCGCGGTGACCGCCGCGCGGGACAGTGCCGTGCAGGCCGCGCAGGACGCGCAGGACAACATCGCCGCCGTGAACGCCGAGTGGGCCGATACCAAGAGCGATATTGCCGAGGCGCAGCAGGTCGCGGATCAGCAGATCGCCACCGCGCAGGCCCTCGCCGCGACATTCGGCGCGAGCGGCCTCGTGTACCAGGGCCTCGACGTGAGCGGCGCGGTGCAACTGGGCGTGTTCGCGCCCGCCACGATCACCACCGCGACCGAGGCCGTCCCGCTCGTCGGGAACATCACCGTCCCCACCCTGACCATCGGAGGTCCGGCATGAACCTGAAATTGATCACCCTGGCAATGTGGACCACGATGACCAGCGCCCTCACGGCGTGGCAGTCCGCGCAGGACGGTCGCATCACCACCGGCCTGACCGACGTAAGCAACGCGATCACGCAGGCCCTCGCGGTGGGCGGCGCCGTCCACTACGCGACTGAGGCGGCCCTGCTGGCCGCTGCACCCGGCGCGGCAGGCAATAGTGCCTGGGCGCAGGACACCGCGCAGTGGTGGCGCAGTGACGGGACCGCGTGGCAGTTGATCGGCGGCGGGGCGCTGAGTGAATCCAGCCTCGGCATCACCCTGGCCCGCTACCGCGCCTCCCGCACGCCCGCGCAGAACGCCGCGTACCTGCAATCCCTTCTGGACGGCGGGAGCCGCGTGCTGCGCGGCCCCGGACTGCATCAGGAGTGGCTGATCGACCGGGCGCTGCGCGTGGATGACCACACCATCGTGGAACGCCTCAAGTTGAAACTCAGCGGCGTGCCCTTCGACCCGGTGACGGGCGCGCAGGTCAATAACGACACCAGTAACGGACGGAACGGCCTGATCGTGAACCGCAACGCGGGGACCGCCAGCAAGAACACGAACATTCACCTGCGTGACCTGATTCTGGACGCCGGGAATTACGGTTCGGCGGGCGGTAAGACTCGCACGAACGGCTGGACCCTCATGAACACGCACGGGTGGAGTGTGCAGAACGTGCAGACGCGCAACGGCACCGGGTACGGGCAGTGGCACCCGGACAGCACGTACGGCACCGTCCGGGACTGCCTCTCGGAAAACTTTGAGGAGTGCTTCGAGGGGAGCGGCACGACCCGGCACGTGACGTACGATCACTGCCGGAGCGTGGGCGGGGCGGGCCGCACGGTCACGGGGTTCCTGATGTACGCCGGGGCGAGCCACGTGACGTTCCTGGCGTGCCGCGCCGAGGGGTACGGGAACGGGTTCACGTTCAGCGAGAGCGACGGGGACACCGGGAACATCTTCATGGACGCCGCGTGCAGCAGCGACATGCTGACCGGCGTGAGCGTCAGCGTGGGCGGCGTGACCCTCGCCACGTACAAACCCAGCGGGGTACTCGCCGCCGGGTACACGGAAGCGGCGGATGGAACGATCACCCGGACCAGTACGGGCCTGACCGTGTACCGCCCGGACCAAAGAATCACGCTGGACGGACGGCACGCGGCCCGCGCCGCGAACGCCCTTCAGAGCGGGACGGGCGGCACGCCCCCGCGTGGCCTGACCGTACACGGCGAGTGGGACGGGCAGCATCAGGGCCTCCTGCTGCTCGGCGCGGGCGGGCAGAGCCCCCGCCTGCGGGACGTGCGTGTGACCGTCACGGCCCGCACTGGAGAGGCCACCGCGCCGCAGTGCATCAACAGCGACATGCCGCTCGACGCGGACGGCCTCACCGTGGAGATTCGAGGTGAGGCGAACTTCAACCGCCGCAAGTTGTTGGAACTCGCGGCCGGCAGTCGCGCGCGGCGCGTGCAGGGACGCGGCGCGGCAGGGTTCGTGCAGATGTACGGGTCGGCCCGCGCCACGCAGATCGAGTGCGGGGAACTGATTGTCGGCGGGGCCGGGAACATCGTCCGGGGCGGCAGCGTCGGTACCCTGACGGCGACCGGCAGTGGCAACGACGTGTTCGAGCTGGAAGTGACTGCCGGGTTGGGCGAGGTGGGGGGCGTGACCGGCAACCGGTACGCGGGGCTGGTGCTGCCCGCGCCCGCCACGATCAGCGTCACGGCGGGCGCCGTGCTGGACGCCGTGCGGCAGGCCGGGACGCTGCTGTACCAGAACGCCGCGCCGCCCGCCGCGCCCGTGTTCACGCGGGCCGTGCAGTACGACAGTCAGCCCGTCACGAGCGACTGGACGCGCCTGACGGCGTACCAGAGTCACGGGAGCGGGTGGACGGACGCGACCGATCAGTACACGGCCCCCAGCGCGGGCCTGTACCGCGTGAGCGTGTGGCTCAGGGGCGCGGCGGCAGCGGCGGGGACCGTCAGCCTGCGCGCGGTGGATGGGGCAGGCGCGCTGACCGCCATCCTGACGCAAGTGGCGGTTAGCGCGGGGGCGTACAGCATCCAGGCAACGCAGACCGTCAATCTGTCCGCAGCAGGCACGCTGCGCCTGGAGATCGCCGGGACCATCGGCGGCACCCTGTACAACGGCCCGGCTGAGGGGACCGTGCTGCTCATCGAGCGGATCGGCTGACCCCACACAGCAGGAGGACGTATGGAGGAATGGGAGCACCACGTCAGGGCAGACACAACAGAGACTGGCCGCGCAGGTCCGGCGCTATGCGGCGCTCGAATCAGAGTAGGCGAGTACGCCCTCTCCGGCCCTGAGCACGCTCTGGCCTGTGTCGAGCAGGGGACGCGGGTTCAACCCTGCCCCGCCTGCCTCGCTGCGATTCAAGCCCGGTAACACACAGAACCGGGCCTGAAATCAGGCCCTGAACACGCACGAAAACGCCGCGTCCCTCCCCAGGGTCGCGGCGCTTCACTTCGCGGGTTGAGTTCTCCAAACCAGGGCCCCGCACTCCCTACCCTAACCCACCCATTGGAGCCCACCATGCCAGCACAACGAACGCGCGGCCCACCGTAAGCAGTGGGCCGCGAATCACTTCCGGGTCCTTTCAGTTCCACCTGGATGACCCGGCCCCTACCAGATCACGCTTTCTCCCCGCGTCCCAACGACTCCCGTTGGGGCGTTCTTCATCTCACCAGGAGCCTCATGGAAAAACCGACCGTTCCCCCCCTCTGGGTCCTCGCCTTCGGTGCAGCTGGCCTCGGCCTGGTCGCCCAGCTGGGCACCAGCCTTGCCATGGACATGGCCAAGGACCGCGCCAAGCTATACGGCTTCCTCCTGCTGAGTCTCGTCTTCAGTGCCAGCACCACCGTGCTCCTGGCGCAGCTGACCAGCCTCGACGACTACGTCTGCGCGACCATCGGCACGCTCGCCGGGGCCATCCCGCCCCTGTGGACACTGCGTGCGGCCGTGAAGCTCATCGGGCAGAAGTACAACGTCGACCTCGGCGAACTCACGAACCCCGGCGGCCCAACCGCCCCGAAGAAGGAAGGTGACAGCGCGTGATCATCGAAGGGTACTGGCTGAAACTCATGTGGGCGGTCCTGGCCGGCGGGTGGTTCCTGTCCGCCCTGGTCCGCCTGCTGCTCACGGCACTGTCCTGGCCCGAGCAACGGACCCGGCGCCTGTTCGCCGTCTTCGTGCACGCCGTGGCGGGCGTGTTCTTCGTGTGGCGGCACGTGAACGGGGCCGCCACCATCCCGCCGTTCATCCCGATCGAGGAGACCTACCGCAACTGCGCCGCGGTGCTGCTCGTCGTGTGGGCGCTGCTCGACGGCATCTGGGCGGTGCTGGGCATGACCGAACGGCGCGCACGCCTCATTCAGCAGGGAAGGGGGGAGCATGATCACAACTGACCTCATCCGGGCCCTCGTGCCCACGCTCAGTGCCGCTCAGGCGGCCCAGGTGGCGTCTGCCCTGACCGATCCGGCCACGCGGGCAGGCATCACAACCCGGCCCCGCGTGGCGGCGTTCCTGGCGCAGCTGGCGCACGAGTCCGCCGGGTTCCGGTACCTCGAGGAGATCTGGGGCCCCACCCCCGCGCAGCGCCGGTACGAGGGTCGCGCGGACCTCGGAAACACCCAGCCGGGGGACGGGTACCGCTACCGGGGCCGCGGCTGGATCCAGCTCACCGGGCGGCACAACTACCGCACGTACGGGGCACTGCTGGGCCTGCCACTGGAAGCGCAGCCCGACCTGGCAGCCCAGCCCGGTACAGCCGCGCGGATCGCCTGTGCGTACTGGGATCAGCGGAAGCTGAACACCCTGGCGGACGCCGGGGACTTCGTGGGCATCACGCGGCGCATCAACGGCGGGCTGAACGGCCTGCCGGACCGGGAGGCGTACCACCGCCGGGCGCTGGCCGCCCTGCCGGAGTCCCCGCCCATCCCCCGTGTGTTCCTGCGCGGCACAGAGGGAGAGAACATCCTGTGGGACGGGAAGCCCACCGTGTACAACGGCGCCCGCCTGACCCTGTACCCGGACGGCGCCCTGCAACTGGAACGCGAGTAGGCCCGCTGTGCCCCATGGGGCACTGACAACTCATCCTCTCACCGGCCCCTGCCTCAGCGCGGGGGCTGCGCCACATCGAGGTCCACCATGAACCAGTTCACCGTCCTGTCCGCCGTCGTCGCCCTCGGCGCCGCCACTCGCTCCGGCGCTGCCCTCGACGCCCCCACCGTTCAGCCGTGGCTGGATAAGCACCTGCCCAACCTCGTCACCAAGGCCCAGGCTCTGCGCGACGGCGCCACGTGGACCGAAGTGGGCGCGCTGCTGGAAGCCGCGGTGCAGACCGCCCAGGAACTCAAGCCCGTCCTGGCTGGCACGGCCCGCGCGGCGTTCGTCCTCGCCGTCGTGCAGTCCCTGGTGCGCGAGTTCGCCCCGCCCAGCGCCCAGTGGCTGCGCCTGCTACTGGACAGCCCCTTCGCGGCCTTCCTGATCGAGATGGCGTTCAAGCGACTCTTCCCCGGCGGGTAAGGCTCAGTTCATTGGCTTCGGTTGCTGCCGGAAGCGCGCATGGCTCCAGAACCGCACCAGACTGTCGATCTGATCCAGAAACCCCCTGAAATCGGGCTGCTTCACGAGGTACGAACTGGCAATCAGTTCGTACGCCAGATCGACGTCTTCCTGGCGGGTGGACGTCGTGAGCATCACCACGGGCAGGTGCCGGAAGATCGCTTCGTTCCGCAGGGCGCTCAACACCTCGAAGCCGTTCATGCCGGGCATGTTGACGTCGAGCAGCACAACGTCAGGCAGGGATTGCTTGGTCGCCTGCTCGTGCAACCAGTCCAGCGCACTCTGGCCGTCCTGAATGACCTTGATGCTGACCTGCTCGCTGTACATCTCGAACGCCTCCTGCGCGAGCATGCAGTCGGCTGGGTTGTCGTCGATCAGCAGGAGGCACAGCCGACGGGTGGGAGAAGCAACAGCCATACGGCATCAGGTTTGCATACGGATGAACAGTCAGCAAACGCAACCACACAGATGGGCTCGACTGTTCAAAGATCAACTGCTCGCGTCAGTTTTCCCCAAGCACCAACCGCACCCCCCCATAATGGGGGGGTGGATTCAACTTCAGCTGGTGAACCGGACGCCCCGCAGGGAAACGCCAAGATCACCCTGCTGCGTCACCTGCGGACCGAAGCGCACCTGCATATCGGCCAAGTCCTGCTGGCTGGTCGCGTGACGAGCCGGCACTCCCCCGTGCAGGTCGTGTGCTTCATGACCACGGAGCCCGAAGCGGGCCTTACCTTCCACGCCCGCCTGATCAAAGGACGGGCGCAGGCGGGCATGGTGACCGTCACGCGCGACGCCCTGGACGTAAAGGGCATCGAGGCCGCGCGAGAAGGGCTGGCGTACCTGCTCCACCTGGCGGCCATGCACAGCCTGCCCCGGGTGCAACCGTTTGACCGGACGCCACTCGTCGGCCTCTGGAGTGCTGAAGACGTGTGGAGAGGCGTCCGGGAGGTCGGTTCGTCCGACCGGTGA